TGGTACTATTACTGCTACCCAAGACGATCCAGGTGAGGCGTTCAGCTTCTCTACTGCATTCACTCAAGGTGATGCTCTTGTAACATCTGCTCCTTCAGTAGGTGCTGTTAGTGCATTGAGTAACCAATTGTCTACTGGTGCAGGAACCGCAGGATCCCTGGCTGGGACTGTAAATTCACAGGGTGCTCTGACCGTAACAGCTGGTGGAGCTGGCACTGTGGCTACGGGACAATTCGTATCTGAATTACAAATAGACTAGGAAAATGAGACGAGTTGTAGTACTACTATGGCTTAGTTTGATGGGGTCTGCTGCACAAGCAGTGCCAGTGGTCCCCAACTTTCAGCAGGGCTCTATGACGAGCCATACCGAGACAGAAAGTACGGTAACTGAGACAATAAATTCAATTGATTATAGGACAGGATGGGAATATTCAGTGACAGGGACAGGGGTTTCAAACAATGGAGAAGCACTCAATCCCAATGTGAACACATCAACAGTAACAGTATCACCAAGCATCGGAACCAACGGAGACATGGTATCGGGAAGCGTAACATCTTCTCACGATGCATTAGACTTCTCCAGCCAAAGTCAGTTCACACAGACGACTCCAGGCGCAGCATTTCAATTTACCCAATCATATCAAGGACCAGGGATGACCAACCAAACTCTCATACAGAGGGTCACCACTATCCAAAGCGTCACAGACACAACAAGCGTGTTTACGCAGTAGCCGCAGCAGTTCTCGGACTTAATTCTTTTCTACCAATGAAAGCATTGGCAGAAGGTGTTGGTGGTGTATCTGCTACTGCTAATCCTATCGCCAATAGTTCGGGCTCGGTCACGAACCAGGCAATACAGGTTTTACAAGGTCCATATGTAACTAACACCTACGGTGGTGGGGTGTCGTGTCAGGGTACGACTCTAAATATGACACCATATATTCAGTTCGCTGACTCAAGGAAAGATCCTTGGGAAGATTTTTATGATGAACCACAGTACAACGTCACTGATACTACTGGTAAGATGGTTCCGACATATGTTACTGTCAAGAACTATCCTTGGGAGGACTGGTATGATGACAGAACTAAAGCAGACGGTACTAGATGGTTTGAAGATGGTGATGACATAACTATCATCCAAGACATTGATAGTCCTAATGGTGTACCAGATGTAGTTGATAGTGGTGGTAAGATGACACCATCATGGTACAAACCTGTGCGTACAGACATGAAGGCGAACCAGAGTTTCAACTTAGGACTCTCTGCTACGCTTTCAATACCATTGAACAGAGGTATGCAACGTAAGTGTTCTGAAGCAGCAACAGCACAGATAGCATCTGTTCAACAAGCCACTGCCAACAAAAGATTAGACTTTGAGATCGCAAGATTAAAAAATTGTGGTGAGCTCCTCAAGGCAGGAATCATGTTCCATCCTAAGTCACCTTATGCATCTGTATGTGCTGATGTAGTTGTAACAAATCCAGGTGGTACTATCAAACCACACACTCACAATTTCCCACAACCAGAGTTTAAGGATCCTTCTACTTCTTCTTCATCGGAAGTAAACCCTTCTTCTCTCGATACTGATCAGTCCTCATCTCTTGGAGGGTCGGACGGCGTGGATTCTTCCCAAGTATCTTCTGAACTTTCGCAATCGCTTTCTTCACAACAGGCTTCACCACCTTCAGGAGCAGATCTGCTAGGGGTTTGGCAAATAGGGCCGATGCAGTCGCAACAGTAGCGATTGTTGCTGTAGTAGATATAGTTGCAACTGATGGTAGATATTGCTCTATTTGTGGAACAGGTTCCCATATGGTTTCACATCTCTTACCATCAACTGTCAATTTATATTCTTTAATCTTTTCTGTACCTGCCTGATTCAAGTCTCCAATGCGTCTTGCATTTAATGGAGGACATTCTACATCTTCTGCTGTTGTAGGGGGTGTTACAGGTGGTTCTGGAGTATCAAACTCAGGTGCAGGTGGATCTCCTGTATCAACACCTTCTGGTTCCTGTTCTTGATCCATATAAACTGTCTGCCAACTCAACTCTCTGTAATCATAGTCAGGTGGTTGGTAGTAGGGCATACCAGCATCACATAAAGTAGTCTGACCTTTGGGGTCATCGTTAACAAGGTTCTTGTTCCTTGATGGATCCCTTTTAGCATTCTCTTTGTGTACTGTGACACAACCAGGCATATTAACAATAGGTGTACCAGCAAGCACAGTCACTGGAACATCTATTGGTATTGCTTGAGGTGGAGTGATCAACCAGACACGATTGTCTGCTATCTGAATAGTATTAATAGATCTAACACCAGCATTAACAGGCTGAACAAGAGGTATCCCTGTACCGTTAACGGTAATGCTAGGGATACCTTCTTGACTATTAGTTGGAATGAATGGTATCGACATCGTTATTAGGGAGTATATCTAAATCACCGACCACACCACCTATAACAATAAAGGCAGTGAGTACAGCACCAGCACCCCAGACCCACTTCTCTAGTGCTCTGATCCTTTCTCTTACATCTTCATTTAGTTTTGTGATTCTCTCGTCTGTCCTATCAATTCTTTTATGAATCAATTCCATTCTACGAGTAGCATTCTCTAGAGTACTGTCAATGACAGCAATCTTTACGTCTTGCTCTGAATCTTTGTTACTAATGTCACTCATTCTTAGCTTCTATGATCGCCTCTTTAATGGCGGTCTTCAACTGTCTCAACTTTTTCTTACCTAGACCAGCACGTGTGTCGATCTTTACCTTCAACCAATACACAAAGGCAAGTACCAGTATGAACTGAATACCTTCACCCCATGATAGGTTCCATGCTTCATTCAAATCCAGCGATGCTGCTGCTAATATATTAATCATTTTATTTGTTGCCTATAATTTAAAGGGGGTGCATCTGCACTACCAGACACACCACCAGTTCTAGGTGGGAATGCATCTTTGAGCTGTAAGTACAACTCTTCTGCAACCACCTGTCTAATTTGTTCTATCTGTGCATCTTGACGCTTCTGTGGACCACCTTGCATTTTATCTAGTTGATGATTACCACCAACAAACGCACCAGTCCCTAGCACGGTCACAGCCGTGCCAGTAGTTGCAATCTTCTGCAAGTCCATTAGAACCCGCCTGGAACAGGAAGACCCATAGTAGCACCTTGAGGTGCTTTTGCTTGATCAGAAGGTGGTGCAGGTAGATCAGGAGTACCAATTGGAAGTTCTGGTGCTCCAAATGAACCAGCAGCACCACCAAGAGCACCACCACCCATGCCACCAACAACAGACTCAATTGCTGCGTCTTTGATGTCATCAATGATTGCATCCTTGTTTACAAAGATGTATGTTCCTACACCTATAATACCAGCGAGTGATACTCCTGATACAATACTGATTGCGTTAGCAATATCGTTAAACTTAAATTTCATAATAATCTCCTACATTTTGTATGGTTTTTCATCAGTGACATCAGAGACACCGATTATTTTTAGAGGTGCTTGTTCAACTCTAATTGTTTGAGTCGGTCCAGCCTTAGCAATGATCGCCTCAATATCTTTTGCAGTAACAGGAGGTGGTCCACCGTTACCATTAACAGCGTTACCATTCTTGTCCATCTTCATAGTACCGTCACCCTTCTTAGAAGCTGTCTGAATTCCGAAGCTAGCTAAAACTCCTGTAAAAACTGAAGCTATAAATGTCGGATCTATTTTCTGTTGAGGGACACCAGGTATGGCAACATAGTTTAAAGTTAATATGCCTCCAGACCAGGCCAGCACAGTGATTCTGACCATTGTACTAATGATCGCTGCTTGCTCTTCGGGGTCAGGAAGAATAGCATCTTTTGCTTTACCAAAGAAACCTTTCTTCTTCTCTTCTACTACCTCTTCAGCAACAACTTCTGCTGCTTCCTTTTCTTTTGCTACCATAATTTTATAACAATGCCTAAGTATATAGGCTCGTTAATCAAGGTCTGAAATATGTATTGGTTCTGGGGAAGTTCTGTACACTATTCAATTCATTTATATGTTCATCTGTAGCGAATCTCCTACCCTTATTAGTACCATTCCAAGCCGCAATATAAGGTGCTAGATCTCTAGGATTCGTAGACGTTAACATTCTATTAGGAGACCCGAATTGCCTTGTGTTATCAGCAAAGTTACCTGGTCTATTGATGTCACCTTGTGGTGAATGAATGACTATCTGACCATTCATACCAGCGTGTGCTCCACACTGATAATATATTGTTTGTCCAGCCGATGTATAAGGTACTCTGAAAGTTATGAATAAATTATATCCAGATGTTTGACCATGTGTTTCACCCTGATTTGGTACAATACCATTAGGATCATCAGCATTCTCAGTCCACTGGTTACTAGTACCAGCACCAGTCTGAGTCTTAATGTATAAAGGATGGTTATAATAGGTTCCTTTAGCTACTAAGGATATCTCTCCACTACATCCAGAACTATTACTTGAACAATAATAATATGTTCCAGGTGATGCTCCAGCAGTATCCCAAACTACAATATCATTAGTGTTAGCAGCACCTTGACCTGTTACACCACTACTAACTTGATCTCCTGTACCAGTAGTTCTAGCAGTCTTAATATAAATTGGTTCCTGACCAGAACCAGTTGTATAAGCTACCTGAACCTGAACGATATCTCCTACCTCAGCTTGCATATCTGGTGCTGGTACACCGTACTGAGTAGTAGTATCTCTGTCATAGTAGTGACCGTTCCATGCACTACCACTTAATGAAATTATATAAAAGAATGAATTCTTTATTGGTTGTTGTAAGTATAACCTATCACCAGCATTTACATTGATGGTTGCGTTCTGACCATTGATAGTTCCATACAAGTCATCACCACTAACATCATAGTAACCACTACCTTGTGCATCAAAGTCAATAAAATAATACTGATACTGACTACCATGATCGAACGTCATGAAGTCATTGACACTTGCATACTCTAAGAATCCAATGACATCACGGTTAGTAAACCTATCTTTATTTGTTGCTAGACATGCAGCAATACCACAGACCTGTGGTGATGCCATGCTAGTACCAGAGATTGCTCTGAAGTAATTACTTCCACCATACTTATTATCAAGATAACCAGCATTATTATAACATGATAGTATCTCACTACCAGGAGCCCATACTTTTATGCCTGGACCATAGTTTGATGAAGTTGATTTACGATAGTCATCATAGTTACTCATATTACCAACGTTAATGATCTGATCTGTACCAGTTAAACTACCTGGACTAGATCCTCTATAACCATACCAATAATAATTTAAACCAGTAAACTTTACCCAGTTGTTCCACAATGGATCTTGATCTGATTCTGGATTATAACAATCAGAGTTACCAGCAGCACTAATGACTACAACTCCCTCTTGAATAGCATCCTCAACGTCTGCTGCCATAGAAGTATTATGTACTGGTAAAGTATAACTATATTCACCCACACCGAAGTCAGCATCGAGTCCAGCCATACTCCACCCACTTGGATTGGGATTGGATTGATCATATGTATTACCATTCCAGTAAACCATTTCAATATCACTTGGATCTAGAGGTAGATCAAAACCATAATCCCTCAAGTCAAGCATGCTCCCCCAACTATGATTTGTTACTGTTGGATTTCTAAACCCTGTTTCAGGATTGATTGGTTTATATCTATGGAATGCTCTTAGATAATCGAAACATAACATAGTTGATGTAGAAACTGTACTACCACCAGCACCACCAAGTATACCCATACTATAAATGTTTGCTTCAACCGCCCATCCATACCATTTACCAGCAACAGTACCTGCTACGTGAGTACCATGAGATGAAAGATTGTTAATATTATCTACGTAGTTAGGATAGTTTCCTGTTGGGAGAGTTATACCATCATCATCTATACTAGCAACATATCCATTCAACTCGTTATACCATTCATATTCCACAAACCTACTAAGGTTTGTACTAGGACTCCTCCACTCTTCCATGTCCCTAGACACTGGTTGATCACAAATAACTACGTCAACATGTTTACCATTGTTGAACCACTCTACATTATCATTAACTACTGCGGTAGGTGCTCCTTCACCCCATGTATTCTTTCTTCTTTGAGCTTCAGTACCAGAGACAGATAACTTACCCCAGTCTCTGTCGTTGTGATCAGTAAATGATCCAGACTTTCGAAAGTCACCAGCATATCCATGTGGAGCATTATTAATTATGCCAAAAGGTACAGGTTTGATACCTTGCTCTTCCATTGTTAGTTCACAAGCAAGCACCCTATCATCCTTTGCAACCTCTACTGCTTGCTCCTCAGTCATAAAATAATGAGTGTTCCTACTAATAGGACGCTTCAATGCCAAACTGAATCCATCAGATTTCATGTCAGCATAAAATCCTTCTAGATCCTCCTTCTTTTTAAGGGTGACTACGTATTGTCTGTCTGCCATTTTACGCCTCTAGTTTTACAAAGGTGAGTGTCACAGTGATGTTTGCTGTGTTACCAGACCTGTTGACAACCTTTCCATAGACAGTTGCCTTTGGAGTACTGTCATTATTCCAACCAACAACTCCAGGAGTAATGTTTTGTATGACATCTCCATCAGTTATAATCTCAGCAATCACACCTGATCCTGGAAGTGGGTCAGTAAAAATATTTCTACTAGCATCAGTAGTTCTTGTAGCAGCATCAATATAAAGTGTTACCCATGCAGCAGCAGAGGTTTCAATTTTCAATAGAGAATATGTTTTAGCAACAGATGTAAAAGCAACGTTAGCAGCAGCATCGTTTGCTATAGACCCTGACGCAGCCTGGTCTGTATCTCTAGATCCTAATCCAGATCCAGAAGAAGCAGCAGTAACTCTTCCCTTAGTATCTACTGTGATGTTTGCATTAGTATATGATCCAGCAGTGACTGCTACAGTATCCAAGTTAATGGCAGCACCACTACTTGATACAACAATATCTCCATAGTCACCGTCAGAAAGGCTTCCACCACCACCTCCACCACCAGCGTTGTTAACCCATGATAGAGTTCCAGTTGTACTACCTGCTAGAACCTGTCCGTTAGAAGTAGGAAGAGCTGATGGTAACAAATAAGTATGCTGACCTGTCATTGCAGTGTTTTTAAACTGCACGTAATCACCAACAGTATTACCTATGAATCTAAGAGGAGTATACCCAAGACCAGAAGCAGCACTCAAAGAAAGTCCATTACCATCAATACTAACCCAATCACTACCACCAGCAACGACTAAGACTGATGTCATATTAGTCAATGAAGTATCTAAATTTAACTGTCCTGAAGAGATTGCTAAATTAGTTCCTACCTTTACACCACCCAACTGTGTTGAAGACGCTGTAGGTAAAGTATAAGTTTGAGTTCCACCTTGTGCTAACCAAGTGGTTCCGTCCCACTTCCATGTAACACCACTTACTGTATGTAAGTCGTTATTACTGGGACTATCTGGAAAATTAATTGCCATTGTTTATTCCTATGCGTCGGTGATTGCTAGTATAGCTGTTTTAAATGCTTCAAAATCAGCAGAAGCATTCAGTGCATCCTTCAACTTAGAAAGAGGTATGAGATAACTTGCTGTTTGAGCAGACCCACCTGAGTTGTGCTGTGCAACCTTAAGGAAGTCTCCTTCATAATAAAGAGTATTATCAGATAAGAATAGATGTCTAATCTTATACTCTGCGTTACCTAAATCATATGCTGCATTAGTATCAGGTATCATATGACCAGTCATTTCAATTGCTGGTAGAACAACAGAACCACTGCTCTCACTGATATCAATAGAACCAAGATGCAAAGAGTTTGAACCTAGATATAGATCCCTGATCTTCTTGGAAGCACTTCCTATATCCTGTGTATCATTACCAGCAGGTAGAATGTGACCACCAAATGCAGTTAGATCTAGTTGTGCTAGAGGTGGGTTAGCATCAACCCACTGGTTACTAGTACCATCCTCAAACCTAACCTTCAACCTACCTTCATCAGATTTCCACCATAGGTCACCATTACTAGGTGTACTAGGAGCACTGTCTGCTACGGTAACAGAAGCACCACCGCCTCCACCTCCTCCTCCAGAGTTATCATCATCAGCAGGAGACCATCTTGCATTTCCAGCATCCCACTTCAATACCTGACCATCTGTAACACCAGTAGTGTATACATCAGACAGAGCAGAAATGGATTTGTTTACATCTATCAGTTCAACCCAAGCATTATTATGTGCAAAGTATCCACTACCAGTAGAGTGAACATGAGCAAACATACCATGATATGTACTAGCACTAACTGCCTGTAGGTCAGTCAATGTAGCATACACATTAGAGTATGTAATTTTATATGAACCAAAGTTAATATCATTAGCACCTACTCCGAGATCACCAAGAGTAGTAGGTACTGCTGGTCTACCACTTAAATCTGAATAAGCACCACTAGTAGCAACAGGATGGAAAGTTGGTTTGTTTTTAATATATTCAACAGCACTCGGTGTACCTACGTTCCAGTCAGACTGGACCTGTGTAGGTGGAATGGTAGGTTTGTTGATTAAATCGTTATAACTACCACTTACTGCAACAGTAGATAACGATGGTTTGTTTTTAATATAATCTATTTCACTAGCAACTACCTCGTTCCAATCCACTTGAATCTGTGCTGCTGGAATTGTTGGTAGTGTAGTCCATTGCAATGACGTACCATCAGTAGTCAGGTATTGACCTGCACTACCAACAATACCATTTAATTGGAGTGGTTTACCTGTAGGAAGGTTCAGTCCTTCTTTGACTTCTACAGGCCCGTTATCATTGTAATTGGCGATTTGATTCGCTAAGAGTTTTGACATACTTCTAGTCCTGAAGACACTTTTCTAAGCTAAAAGTATTTAGGTCACTTCATATTCAATGAGATAATTGTCCGAGACTTACTGCTCCTATTGATAACTGACTCATGATTTATTTGTGAAGGGAAAATTATAATGTCACCTTCCTTACAACCTGGTTGAAAGGTAAGTAACTCACCGTCACAAGTAAAGTATGTGGAATAAAACCTTGTAGTTTCATGTACCTTTGGATCGAAGTCTGCATAGAATACAGCAGACCACCCTTCAGGTCCATGATTATGTAGAGCATGGAATTCATACTGCTCTTGTACCTGAAACCATATACGATTGATGTCATCGATAGGTTTCCTATAAAACTTCTTGTGTAATATCTCTGAACTAAATCTCTGTAGATATGGACCTAGTATCTCCATAAATGGTCTGAACTCTTCGTACTCAGACTTCTCATAATAACTGGTGTGACAAGTGTCACCCAAGTCTTCAGGTTCTTTATTAATAACTCCATCATGATACGAATAAAGATCGGAAAGAATTTCTTCCTTCCGATCTGACCATTCCTCAATATGATACTGAAAATATGGTGTCATAAACATACAATTTTCAGGTAGAGGGTATGCCGAAGCATACCCTTTATTAGGGATTGTATTCATTCCTTACCAAACGTAACTACATTATCTGGATGATTCGATGTATCAATTTTAATGTCAACACCATCTAGAGATCCTGGATCAATGAATGATACTGTATCATTTGTGATAGAAATTGTATCTTCTTTGAATAGACCTGTATTCAGGTCAACGTTACTCTCAAGATTAAAATTGTACTGAGTAGGTACATCATATAGATGACCACCAAACTCTACTACATCATCACCACCAAAATCTGCACGTACTACCTTCAACTTCTCAGTTAGATCAGCATACATCGCTGCTAGTTGTGGAACCAACTCTGCATACTGTTCTTCTAACGCACCAATCAAACCCAGTCTAACTTCTTCCTTTGCTCTAAGCAAGTGTGTTCTAACGTCTGCCATAGTGTATCTCCTGTAGTTTATATGTCACACAGACCAGTCAGGTCTGCTGGATCCTGTGGAACCATCAGTATTGTAGCACCATTTGGTTTTTTTATCAAGACCACTTCACCTTCTTCAGCTTTCTGTTGCCATTTGTCAACATCTTTCTGAAATTCAGATTCATCTAATTCTATCATTGCTTTATACCACACAGCATATATTCTCTTGTTGCATGTACCTTATAGACTCTTGGCATCCACCAAGATTTTTATGATCCATTACAACTTGAGGGAAGGTAGCATCATCACCAAACTGGCCATAAAATGCTTCCCTTGTAAAATCTATATCCAACTTATACTCAACGTAATTTAATTCTGACAGTCCTAATACCTCTATAATCTTTTGGCAGTAAGGACATCCGTCCTTAGAATATACGGTGAAGTTTTTCATGTGGATTCTTTTAATGCTTGTTGATAATCATTATCAAATAATTCTAATCCCTTGTCGGTTAGAATATGCTTATACATTCCTTTGAAAACTTTAACAGGTAAGGTACATACGTTTGCACCGTATTCAAAAGCCCTGCCTACATCCCTAACGTTCCTAATGGAAGCAGCGAGAATTTGTGTTTCAACGTCATGCCTACTATATGTATTAGCGATGTCTTTTACCAAACAAAGACCACCAAATGAGTTATCATCCACACGTCCTACGAATGGTGAAACATATGTAGCACCTGCTTTTGCAGCAAGAATTGCCTGTGATACTGAGAACACTAGAGTAACGTTAGTAAGTACACCTTCATCACTCAACTCTTTACATGCTAAGAGTCCTTCCTCTGTGCAAGGAACTTTAATAGTAACGTTGTCACTAAGAGCAATGTAAGGTTGTGCTTGTTCAATCATCTCATCAGCAGTATTTGCTACTACCTCAGCAGATATAGACTCAAGGTTAGGACATGCTTGATAGATCTCTTCGATCACATCACTCTGCTGCCTACCTGACCTGAGTATAAGAGTTGGGTTAGTGGTAACACCATCAACCAGACCAGTCTTATACCCATCAACGATTTGACCCACCTCTGCGGTGTCTAAAAAGATTTTCATTTTATTTTACTGTGTTCATTCAAAGGTTCCATTTTTAAGAACTGTTCGTTCATATTATAGTACAGTTTATAGTTTCTTGTGTTAACCCAGTACCCTATGATGTCCGAACCATCACAATGGTATCCATATCCTGTGACAGGTTCGTTAACTCCATCAATTCTAAAGGACTTGTTACTGTTAATGTACGATCCAAACTTCTCTTCTAGGTTAATCATCTCTCTTCAAAGGTCATTTTACGGACTTTCCTGTTACGGCGAGCCTCTTGGTATTTTAACTCATCACTAGAGAAAAGTGATGCTTTCTTAACATTCTTATTAATTTGTAACAGTTGTACTTGAGACATATTATTTGCAGACACAGTATCCCCATGAAGGGATGTCATGTTAGCACATCCACAGCATACAAACTGTACTTTACTGGCAAACAATTCTTTACCGCAAGCAAGACATTTAACGCCTGTCATTCTTCTTTAAAATAATCCTTCTTGTAGTAACGTCCTAAGATGTTACTGTTATAATACTTTGGTGTACCATCATCCAGAGTTTCCTGTAACACATTGTTCAGGAAGAGTTCCTTTGTCTCTGCGTAGTTGGTGCGTCCACCTGTGGTGTGGAGTGAGAGGATTTCTCTCTTGAATAACTCGTTCCCAAGTAACTTTCTATCTGCTTTAAGTTCGTCAGAGCTTCCATAGTACTTCTTCCAGTCACTCTCAGACGTAACCCTTCTCTTACCACCTCTA